GTGAATGTCGATAGTCGTCATGCGGCCACCTCGCGGAAGCCGACCGAGAGCAGCCAGAGTTCCTGCGTCTGGGGGTCAAGGCGGATGCGCAGCGCACCGTAGCGAACGTAGGTCATCGTGGGGATCGTCATGCCGGCCTCGGTGAGCGTGAACCGGGCAGGGTGAGTGTGCAGAGCAAGGCCGGCGGATGCGGCAGCCTCCGTCAGGAAGAGCAGCTCGAGCGAGCCGGTGCGCAGCCCGTCTGCTGCGAGCGACACGTCGGGGTCGGCGCGCCCGATCACCTGGTGCACGACAGTTCGCGCGTCGCGGGTGGCCTCGTACCCGACGACGAGCTCGGGGGTGATGGTGGTGGTGCCGTCGCTGATGGTGGTCATGGCACTGGCTTTCCAAATACCTGCAGGGCGGCCGGCACGGTGCCGTTGCCGATGCTCGTCTTGATGGTGTAGGTCTTGCTGAACAGGCCGTCGAGCTTCGCGCCGAGAGCGCTGACATCGCCGTCGATGGTCAGGGTCTTGCTGCTGGGCAGGTCGGCTACAGACTTGTTGATCTTCTGCAGCGTCTCCTGCTCCTGCTGGCGGTTCGCGAGAATGTTCCCAGTGGCCTGGTCGTAGATGGCGAGCTTGTCGTTGGCGGTGTTCGTGGCCTCGTTGATGCCGTTCAGGTATGCGATCTGGTCGACGAGGGCGCTGTTCTGCAGCGTGTACGCCTCCTCTGTGAGGTAGCCGTCGGCAAGGGCGGCGGCGATCGCCTTGCGGGCATCCTCCAGCTTCTCGAGCACGTCGGCGTATGCCTCGCCGCCGAGGGCCACGGCTTTGGTCACGTCGGCGGCGGCGAGGCCGGTCGCCTTCGTGATGTCGAGGATTCGCTGGTAGGTGTCGGCGTCGTTGAGCGCGTCCTGCAGCGCCTTCTGCTGCTGCTGGACGGTGAAGTAGTTTCCGCCGGCCTCGATCATCCGGTCGAAGGCGTTGGAAGTCGCCTCGGCCATCTCGTTCGCGGCCTGCTCGTTGGAGGCGAACGCCGCACCGGCAACGCCGATGCCGATAGCAGCGGCAGCGCCGGCTACTGCCGCAGCGGGGCCGAGCCCGACGAACGCGTTGGCGGCGACTTCCTGAAAGGCATCCACGATGGATTCAGCGGAGCCGTCGAAGCTGGCGGCGGACTCGCGGGCGGTGGAGCCGGCCTCGCTCTTGACGTCGTCGAGGTTGCGCTTCGCGGAGCGTGTGGCGTCGTCGGAGCTGTCCTTGAGCTTCCGGTAGGACTCTTTGAACTCGCGCTCGATGGTGCGGGCGGCGTCCTTCGTCTCGGCCTCGAGTTCCTCGGTGGCCTGCTGCGCGCCCTCAAGGCCGCGCTCGAGCTTCTCGGGGCCACCGGTGCTGCCCAGTTCCTCAAGCGCCGCCTGCGCGTCCTCGAGCGGGGCGATCAGGCCCGTCTCGATGCCCTGCTTGGCTGCCTTCGTGTCGACGGCTACGCCGATCTCAATTCCCTTGGCCATCAGCGCACACCACCCTGCTCGAGCTTCTCGTGCAGGGTGCGCACGGCGGTCTGCACCCAGAGCGAGGCGATGCGAGGGATGACCTCGCGGGCGGCGTTGAACACGACGTATCCCTTTCGTCTGGGTAGTTGGAACTGGCGTCGGGTGCGGCGCGGGTAGCGCTTGCCCTTGGTTGAGGTTGCGGTGCCGACTGCGTCTCGGTTGGCGCCGAACTCGACACCGGGGTAGATCCTCGAGCGCTCGACGCCCGACGAGAGCCGCCCTGCCCCGGCAGAGCGGAGCATGACGTTCTGATCGGAGACGGCGACGCGGGCGCTGTCAGAGAGCACGCGGGCCTGCATGCGGGTCTGCACTCGGCCGCGCACGGCCTCCTGCCAGACCGGCTCGACTACGGGCTTCGTGTGCTTTCTGATCTGCGTCCGCATCTCGGGCTCGGCCTCGCGCAGTGCTTGCGCGAGAGCCATGAGTTCCTTGGAGACGAGAACGCTGATGCGCCCAACGCCCACTGGCTAGACCGCGGGTACGATCTCGGGCTTGCCGAGAACGTCCATCGTCACCGAGGAGGTGGGAACGGTTTCCACGGTGCCGCCGATGCCGCCTGGGAAGATGACGATTGAGGCTTGAACCTCTGGGCCGGTGCCGGAAACCGGCTTGAAGACAGCCGCTTTCGTCTCTCCCTCGTGCACGTGGAGATAGTTGCTGAGGCTCGTCAGCGTCGCGAGGTCTTGCGCGAGAGAGAGGGCAAGCTGCCAGCTCGCCGGTGGGCGGTGCTGCTGGTTCTTCTTCATGCCCTTGAACCCCTGGCGTGCGGTAGGGGTGAAGGTCGCTGCGGATACCGCGGCGGCGTAGTCGTCGTCCTCGATGGACATGACGCAGTCCTCGAGGAAGATGGGGTTGACGGCGATCTCAGCCATTAGTGGGCTCCTTCTTTCTGGTGATGGTCGAGCAGGTGATGTCCCACCCGAGCCACCGTTCGTCGACGAGAACCTTCTTGGCCTCGGTGAAGATGATTTTCTTGACGCTGTCGAGGGCGTGCACGAGGTCGAGGACGTTGTTGTCCAGCTCGTCGTCGGCCTTGTCGAGGTTGCCGTGCGGGTCGGCGATGGTGACAACGACCTCGTTGAGCAGGTGCCCTTTCGGGGCCTCGGCGAGGGGGCGCATGCCAAGGTGCTTGAGTACCACCGTGACTGTCGAGAGCGTGTCGGGGAGGCTGGACACCTCAAGAAGCCTCCAGCCCTCGGGGAGTAGCGGCTTGAGCTGCTCGGCAAGCCATGAGCGAACTGAGCTATCCGACACTGAACACTCCTTTGACGGGGCGGATCATGCCGCGGATGGTCTTGTCGAGCGGACGCGGGGTGTAGGTGTAGCCACCGTCAGCGCCCACGTCGCCCTGTGAGTTGACGCGGCCGGCGTTCCACAGGTTCTCAGCCTGCTTGAGCTGCGCGTACACGAGCCGGTCGGGCACCGGCACGCCGTTGGCCGGCGGAACCGTGGAGATGTACTCGTCCTCGAAGTCCTCGGACTCGGGAGCGAAGGCCCACACCTGGTCACGCGCGATGGCGAGGATGAAGCCGCACGTCTCGAGGTTCTCGATCGGCGCGTCAATCCACGCCGCCGTGAGCCGCTCGACGGCGTCATTCACATCGTCATCGACGGTGTACCAAGTGCTTGCCACAGGTCTTCGCTCCCTATCCGGTTAGACGAGGCGGAGCAGGGTGGCGGAGCCGTCGGCGACGGTCGCGCCGACCGCCGGGGCGGTGGGTGCAGCGCCGGCGGTGGTGCCCGCGACGACAACGCGGTAGACGACGGCACCGGCCTTGATGAGGCTGCCGAGGTTGTAGGCGGTGGTGTTGGCTCGGGTGTCGGCAACACCGATGGTGACGAATGCCTCGGGGCGCTTCTTGAACGTCTGGAGGTAGCCGTGCACGGCGCGGTCGATGCCACCGCGCGCCAGCTCGAGCGCGTCGACCTTGATGGGGCCGCCAGCGACCTCGTCGAAGTCGATGCCGCGACCGGAGCCGACGTGCACCGCGGGGGTGTCCTCGATGCCCATGTCACCCTGAACGATCGTCACCGTTCCGTCAACGGTGCCCTTGGAGGCGGTCGTGACAGCGAGGCTGACGAACGCCGGAAGGTGCTCAGCACCGCCGGCCGCGTAGGCGAGCTGCGCATAGGCGAGCTCGTTGGCGATCGCGTAGGTGGGGGTGTCGCGGCGTCCGTCGGTCTTGCGCTTCTTGACGGCGAGGATGCCCTGAATGAGCATGCCGACAGCGGCCGGGTAGTCGGTCGGGTAGGTCGCCGGTGCGACCGGTGCGCCGGTCGGCATGGAGATCAGGTCGTAGAGCGCCCACTGGTCAGACCAGTACATGTAGTCCTCGATGACGAGGGTGAGGAAGGCCTCGACGACCTCGGCGCCGCCGGAGAGATCGTAGAACTCACGGCCGATATCCTGGCCGATGGCGAAGCGACGCAGGCTTGATTCGACCGTCTCGGTGCGGCCGGCGTAGGAGTTGATCTCGGTCTTGTTGCCAGCCCAGTCGCCTCCGTTCGGGATGCCCTGAGGGCCTGCGATCGGTGCGCCGACAAGGCCTCGCTTGACGCGGAAGCCTTTCTTACCGGCGGCAGTGATGCCGGTGCCGAGGTTTCCAAGCGTGATGTACTCGCGCTCGTAACTGGAGCCCTGCTCGAGCTGGCCGACCCAGTTGGGCTGGATCACACCAGCACCGGGCAGCGCGTTCGCGCCGCCAATGGTGATGTCACTGAGAGCAGCGAGCACCTGGTGCGCATCGGCATCACCGGGGTTGGCGCGCAGCGCGGCAATCGACGCAAAGACGCTCTGGAGTTCCACCGGACGCGGAGTCACGACGGTCGGCTCGCCCAGTACGGGCGCACCCGGTGCGAGGACGGGCGGGACGGATGCGACCGGAGCCGCAGGTGCTGCAAGTGAGGCGGTCACGTTGGACGCTCCTTCTGGGTTGGCCGCGGCCGGTGCGGCCTCGGGGGTATAGAGGCCGGTGTCTCCGGCAGGGGTGGTGATGGTGATGTCAGCCGGCAGGGTCGGCAGCTCGACCGCGGGGTGATCCACAGCGGCGGCGGCGGGAGCAACGATCCCGGGTTCGGGAGTGTCTGCCGCGAGAACCATCGCCGACGGGTATGCACCGGCTGCGACCTGCGCAGAGCCCCAGAGCTTGGCGATGCCGGCGACGAGCTTGCCGCCCTGAACCTTGACCGGCCCGAACTCGGCAGAGAGGCGGCGGCGCTTGCCGGTGGGGCTGGTTGCGTCTGCGTACGCGGCGCGGCCCTCGTCAGTGTCGGCGTAGCGGTAGGTGGCGTAGACCCCCTCGGCGGTGTCCTCGAGGCCGATGGCGCGGGCCACAACGTCCTGGGGAACGTGGTCGAGGTTGTGACCGATCACGGACGGGTCGGAGGGGATGCTGACGGTGCCGCGCTCCACCGTGAGACGGCCGACGTTCGTGCGCCCCTCCTCGTTGTATGGCAGCAGCAGGCCGCGAACGGTCAGCGGTGAGTCGGTGGCCAGCACTTGGCCGCCCTCGATGTGGATGATGGGATTGGTCACGGTCACTCCTAGTCGGCGCTGGTGGGATTGGTGGTGGGCGACGTGGTCGCCTGGAGGTTGGTGAGGTCGCCGCGGATGCTGAACCCGGGCGCGCACACGTCGTCGAGCGAGAAGCGGGCCTCGATTGCCTCGATAAACGTCTTGGTGCCGAAGTCGTACAGCTCGTTTCGCTTGCTGGCGTCGCTGCTGTAGTTGATATCGGAGCCGCCGGAGTCTTTCGAGCCCTCGATGATCGAGGCGGGCACGGCGGAATGGTTGGCGATGTCGAGGCGGACGGCGTTGCGGCCCTTCTCGAAGAGGTCGGGTGAGAGCTGACCGAGCGCCTTCACCTCGAGGAAGGACTGCGTCAGCGCGGTCTGGCCACCGCGACGAGCGCGGTTCGCGTTCCACTCGTCGATGATCTTGAGCTTCGCCTTCTTCGACATGTTGTCGTACTGGGCGTCGGTGATGTGCAGCTCGGTCGCGGGAATCGGGTTCTCGATGCGCTCGTTCCACGCCTTCTCGATCAGACGCGCGGCACGGATGGTGTCCTGCCCGTCCATGAGAATGCCGTTCTCGCCGTAGCCGAGCGGAATGGCGATCGGCCGCGCACGGTACTTGGCCGGGATGCGCTCGACGATCTGGACGTTTCCGCCGCCGTCGATGCCCCAGAGACCGTAGGGCACGTGAATGCAGTCGTCCATGTCGGCGGTGAATCCGACACACGCCCACCCGTTGAAGAACATGTCAGAGACGATGCCCTTGGTGCGCTGGAGCGGGCTCATGCCGCTCGCGCTCGTCGTGAGCCACGCGGGCTGGTCGGCGGCGCGCACGTCGCCCTCCATAAGGAAGAACGGGATGCCGCCGGCAACCGAGGTGTGGATGCCGTGCGCCCGCTTCACACCGGGCACGCGCAGCGCGATCTCGCGGGTGACGACGCCGGCCTGTGATAGGTCGCCCAGAATCTCGGCGAGGGCGAACGCCTCGAAGTCGCTCGGCGGCGCGTACGGCGACTGAATGCCGACTGTTGCGACCGGCCGGCCGAAGATGTTGCTCCAGAATCCCACGTCGTCAGTATTGGCGGAAACCTACAATGCGTCAAATATGTCTTTGGAGGTTATCCACAGGCTATGAGCCGAAGGTGATGTCGACGCGACCGGGTGCCGCGCTCTCGCCAATGAACTGGACAGCAAGCGAGACGGCCTCAATGGGTGTGATGTCGGCGGCGTAGTCGCCCTTGGGTCGCCCGAATCCGAAGCCGCCGGCCGCGCCGATGTTGCGCTTGACGGCGATGGCTACGGCGTTGTCGAGCTGGGTCTGTCGCCAGTGGATCATGCCGCCCTCGTCGAGCAGCTTGAGCACCTTCGTCGCACCGCGCCGGACGTCGGTGGTGGTGGCTGGCTGGAGCGTCGGGCGCGGTTGCGCGTGGGAGAGCTGCTCTGTCTCGACGCCGGCTGACTGGGAGAGCTGGTCGTAGATGATCGGCACCTTGTACTTTCGGGCGAACTGGAGAGCCCTGTTGGCGAACCCCTGCACGCCCTGCTGGTGCCAGAGCACACCGACTGCGACCTTCTCGTCGGCGGGCGACGGCTGCCCGGCTAGCTCGAGCGCCTGCGAGACGAGGTCGTCGCCCTTGTCGGTGTGCTTCCACGCGACCGCGAGCGTCGCCCACAGCCCGTCGGGGTGGATGGCCATCGCCAGTGCGAACTTCTTGGGCGGCTTGGGCAGCTCGCCTGGTCGTGCTGCACGCTCCCATGAGGGCGGCGTTATCAGTCCGACGTTGGAGCCCTCCGAGCCGAAGACGCCGAGGTACTCAGCGAGGAACTTCTCGCGCGGAAACTTCTCGAAGTTGCGCTGCACGGATGCCAGCGGCGTAGTCCATCCGACGCCGGGGTGGAACTGCTCGATGAAAGCGCGCACGCGGGCGCGCGGGTGATCCTCGCTCGGCTCCCAGTCCTCGAGCTCCTCGGGGTCGGTGTTGTCCGGCACGGCGTGCCGGATGGTGCCGGCGGTCGGGTCGTTGAGGGTATCCCAGAGCAGGTTGCCGCCCCGGTACTTCGCCGCGGTGCCTGAGACGACGAACTGCGCGCCGGGTTTGGTGTCCATCGTGGGCAGCACGGCAATGGTGAGGTCTTCGGAGAGGTCGGGCTCGGCCTCGCCGCCCTCGTCGATCCAACCGAAGTCGAAGCCACCGGAGCGAAATCCATCTCCGCCTGGTGCGTAGACGTTGAGGAATGAGCCGTTGCGCCACTCGATATGCTCGGTTCCCTTGCCGATATTGATGTCGAAAGGGCGGGATTTCTTGTCTGGGTAGATGCGCTCAGCATGCACGACGATGTCTTTGCGGAACCGCTCGGATGCCTTGGCCCCGGTAGTCGCGAGAGTCCACCCGACTTGGTAGTCGTCGCGGATCGTGCAGCGCCCGAGAATGACGCACTGGATGCTCGTGGTCTTGGTGGTGCGTCGCGGCTCGAGGATGCCGTTGAGGAAGTGGCCAGCGTTGAGCATGTCGGCGATGGCGAGCTGGATGGGCGTTGGCCCGGTTCCGCCGTCGCCCGCCCGCACAAGCTTGTCGAGGCGCAGCAACCGCGCGCCCTCGAGGAACTCCATGCGGAACTGGTCGCTCGTGACCATGTCGGTACCCTCACCGGGTAGCGCGAGAGAGCGGAATTCGAGCCACGTGGACTCGTCGTGGAGGTCGGCCAGTGTTGGGCTTCGGTTAGTCATTTAGGGATTCCAGTTCAGGGGGAGATGCTGCTGTAGAGCCTTGGCGGGGGTTCGAGGACGGGACAATAAAAAAACCGGTCGGCACGCACTGCTGAGCAGCTAGCTCGAAGTCATGGCACGAGCAGACACCGCACGCGCTGCACGCTGAGCCGAGCATGCCCATGTCGACCCAGCGGTGTGAGTCGTGAAGCGGGAGGGCCGGAGCAGCGGTGTAGGCCGCTGCGTGCTTCGCCTGCTGTGAGCACTCCCAGTAGTCCTGCCAGTCGTCGGCGTTGCCCTCGGTGCTGGCGTCGAACCACATGTGACGCATGAAGCGACCGCACACCTCACACTGCTCGACTCGACCGCAGCCCTCGCATCGCTGAGTGCGCTTAGGCATGGGTCAGCGCCGCTAGTCCGTAGTAGAGGTTGCTCGCCGCGTTGTTGGTCGGGTCGAGGTCGTGATGCTTGACACGCGCACCGTGTGATGGGCCGAGGAAGGCGGCGGCGACGAGCTGGTGCACGAGCTTGATTTGCTGCACTGGCAGGTTGACCCGCACGTATCCGCGTGCGTGGTTGGGCTTGCCGATCATGCGACCGGAGGGTGAGCGCACCCGCCCGAGGTCGCTGACCTCATAGCCCGGGTGCCCCTCGATCGGTGCCCATGTTTCATGTGGAACTGTTTCACGTGAACTCACAGCAGCACCCACCGGATACCGGGGTGTGGCCGAACCGAGCAGTGGCCGCACCGGTCGGCGGTCGACAGCAGATGGATTGTCTCGATTCGATGTGCATCGCAGCCATAACGAGTGGTGTCACAGCAGAGCGTGATCCCAAACCACCTAGCCACATGAGAGCAGTCGACCTGCTCGCAGATGATTGGCTGGTCGAGTTGATCGAGCAGCTCGAGAGCCGGGCTCTCTTCTACCGTCACCATGGGAGTAGTCCTTTCGATTGGGTCTGTCGTGCGGTCTGGATAGCTCGGCCCATGCGGCCACCGGCAGCGCGGTTGCCTTGGCACTTGCCGGACTTGTAGCGGTGCTCGGGAGCGAGGTTAGAGAGGCTGTGTCCGCCTGCTGC